AGCCGTGCGCGGAGACCACTACATATGGTGGTGCTTATGTCGATAAACCACCCAGACAAAAAATGGCTAAAGGGGGCTGTGTGCTGTGGTGTGCAGGATACGACGTTAAGCGTCCATTTTTGTGTATGGTATCACACTTTACGACGTGCTTGACAAGGATGTGTAATCTGTTACTTTGCGCGTGAACCATTGCGTGTTGCGTTGGTGATACTTTAATATAATTATGGCTAGTCCGGTTGCCTATGATTTACAAGGTCAAGGTGGAGGCATTGTGCTTTCCACTGCGGCAACTACTTACACTGGCAAGATCCGCTGGATTCAGGTGGTCAATGACGCTGTGTTGGCTACTGTGGCTAGTGCGTCTGGGAGCATCACTGGTGCATCAAGGTTGCAGACCATTACCCTTCCTGCGGGCTTGGGTATTGGTGGTGACTTTAGCTCCGTGGTTCTTACCTCCGGTGTGGTGATTGTTTACTACGCGTAATGTCCCAGTTTGCCCAGAGTGGTGGCGCGATGGATTCTGCGATTGGCGAGACCGCTGATCGTTTCTTTGGGCGCGTTAACCAGAGAGACCAACTTAACCAACTCCAAGAGGGTGAGGTAAGGGAGTCTCTGAATGGGCGTATGGAGGGGTATTGGAAGCCACGGAAGAACGTGGTGAGTAGGACTGGTGCATTGACTACGGGAGGTTCTCCCTTGCAGCTCCCCTTCCTGCTGACTGGAACAAGCGTCTTGATTACGGCAGCGTCAGTTACCGCTGGCGTGGTTACGCTTACAACTGGTTCTGCTCACGGACTAGCTCCCGGCGCAACGCTAAACATTGCTGGTATTGGCTACACGACTGGAGGCGATCCAAATGGGGTGTTTACTGCGGCGACGGCTTCTGCGTCTACGATCACCTATGCGCTTGCCAGTGGGTCTGGAACATACACCGTTTCTGCCGTTGAGCCAATCTCTGAGGTGATTACCTCAACATCAAAGGCAATCGCCTCGTCCTCACTCGCCGCCAACGTGGTGACAATCACAATCACTGCTGGGCATGGGTTTGCCATCGACACTGTTGGTTACGGACTAATTGCCGGGTTGACCTTTACTGGGACAGATCCAAATGGGCTTAGGCTTTTGACTTACGCTTCAGCAACAACCATGACGTTTCCCGTCACGGCTGCAACTACGGCTGTTTCAGGTGCTGGCACGCTGTCTCAAGCTCCGATCAACGACGATGCTGCGGCCAATGTCCGTGCATCCTGCTTGTTCAGCGATCCAAACGATAGCAACAAGGAGTATGTGATTATTGCTCTTGATACCGTCGCCAAGAAGATCGACTTGGATGGTTATGCGATTACCGACATTCCATATCCTGCTGGAGACGCTATTGGTGCTGACACTGACATGATCCAAGTGTTCGACAAGGTAATGATCTTCCGTGAAGGACAACAAGCCTTGGAGTGGTTTCCCAATGGCAGGCCAATTCTTTCAGCGAGTTCAAATGCAACGGCTAGCCCAAATACTGTTGTCACGGTAAACCTAAGAGAACACGGGCTAGTAGTGGGAACCTCGATTACTGTCTCGGGGCTTACCAGCGGAACGCCCCCCAACGGGACATACGCGGTTGCCACGGTAACTGACCAAGACACGTTTACGTTTCTAGCGGCTGGTATATCCACTAGCACGACGTTTGTTGCTACTGTTGCTACGGCTACTGATGGATTTACCTTGTCTCCAGGTGGAGCTTACACCCAGCCACAGACATTTAACATTACGGAAAGATACGTGGACGTGGTCAGCGGACTGGTAACTGCGACAGTAACTGGCAATGTTACGGTTAAGGCCGGAGATGTTATTGTTGTCCGTCAAGCAACAACTCCCGATTTTGCCGAAATGGTTGGCAAAGAATATCAAGTTGTAGAGGCAACAACTACCACAATCAAGTGGTATGCGCCAGTTGGAGATTACAATACAAACACTACGGCTGATACATTTGAGTTCGGTGGAAGATTTAGCGTAGGCGGTGGCTTTATGCACCAGCCCGGCGCACCGTGGGGTATCCATTTCCAACGCAGGCTGTGGGTTCCGTTCTATTACGACCAATCTGGGACTTACGATGTGCCAGTATACACTAGCCGCAAGATTACCGATGAAATATCCGTATCAGATATTCTAGACACTACTACGTTTGACCAGATCGAGAACCAATTCCGTGTCAGCGGTGGGACAGCAGACTTTGTTGTTGCAATGCACGGCTTCTATGACGACGGGTTGGTTGTCATGAACAGGAATAGCCTTCATCTTGTTAAGGGGACGCTGGGAAGCCTTCTGGACGTTACCGTTAAGGAGCTTACATCTGAGATTGGATGCCTAGCCCGCAAGTCTGTTGTCATGCGCGGCAATGCAATGCTGTTCTTATCTGACGATGGCGTTTATGGGATTGAGTTCCTTAACGATTACAACCTGCGAGGCACTGAAGAGCCGCTTTCCAAGAACATTCAGCCGTATATCGACCGGATCAACGCTGACTACTCTGACAGAGCAGTGGGAATCTTGTTTGAAAACAGGTATTACCTTGCTGTCCCGCTCGATTCGGTTCCGGGAGCGGGTGATTCTTATGGGAACAACGCCATTTTGGTGTATAACTTCCTAAATAAAGGGTGGGAATCACTGGATACCTTTGGTGATTCTAGGTTCTTGATTAAAGACTTCGTGATTGGTAGTGCTAGCGAGAGGAACAACCTCTATGCGGTGACATCCAATGGCGGGTTGCACCAAATCGAAGCATCCGAAAGCTCCAATGACACTCTAAACGTGGACAACTCTGCGGCTGTTGTGTCCCCAACAATCAATGCGTCTCTTACAACTAGGGGATACGACCTCGGGACAATGGAACGCAAGCGGTTTACCGACGCACAGGTAAACATCCAGTCCCTTCCCGGCCAAAACTCGGAATATGACATTGCGTTTGCAGCGGAAGATCCTGACGACGCTCAATCCATAGGCACAACTACAACTTTGCTTGGTGGGTTGCTTACCCCTAGCACAGCAACTGAAGCTGAAACAGCAAGCATCCGGTGTAGGTTGGGTGGCATCAGGGGCTTCACAGGAACAATGATCTTGACAAGAACTATCGGATCACCCAAGGTCAACTCAGTAAAGGTAGCTGGTTCAATCACCAACAGACAAATCATTTCACAGAGATAAAGTATGGGCGCAATTGATACTAATTACACTTTCACGGCTACTGACGTAATCACTAGCACGAAGATGAACAACATCCTCGATCAAAGCACGATTACGGCTACTGCTATTTTTAATAACACCCTTGATATTACTAGTGGGAAGTTGCTTGTTAAAGCTGGCGGAGTCACATCCAACGAAATTGCAGCAGATGCGGTTACAACAATTGCAATTCTTGATGGCGCAGTAACCCAAGCCAAAGCATCTAATATGCTTATCCCCGCTGGTGCAATCATGCCATTTGCCATGAACAGTGTGCCAACAGGATGGTTGGCTGCTGATGGCACTGCTGTATCTCGTTCTACTTATGCAACCTTGTTTGCAGCAATAGCCACAACTTATGGAGTTGGCGATGGGTCAACAACCTTTAACGTTCCTGACTTGCGGGGATATTTTGTTCGCGGAACAGGAACAAATAGTGATGGGACGGTATCTGGAACATTTGCAGCAAAGCAAGCAGATGAACTTAAAAGCCATACTCATACATATACTTTCAAATCAACAACCGGAGGCAGCTCGGCAGGGGGAGACCCAAATAGCATTACAAATACTTCTGTTAATACTGGAGCTACGGGAGGAACTGAAACTCGCCCTAGAAACATTGCGATGCTTTACTGCATTAAGATTTAATGAACCAGCACTTTAAGAATGCAGCACAAATATATGGCGAAGACTTTCACAAACTTTTGTATTGGCACTTATGCTTTGGCGTTGTCGTTTCTGATGCCGATAGTTTCGCTATGTGTTTCTACTCGCAAGAAGAATCCCCAGATCAAGCCTGTGAAATTCACCATTCCAACACACTCTTTGTCACCATGTGCGCTGGTGACATGCGGAAAGCTCTTAGAAAGTTCCGCGATGACTTTGAATACATCGCATTCCGGCGTGAGTTTAAGAATTCTCCTCGGATAAGGTCATACGACATGCAGCAATTTTACTCAAAACTCAAATAATACAAGAATATGGGATATTCAGTAAGCCTAAAATGAAACCTCCAGTAGACCCACTAGATCTAGCTGGTCAGCAATCAGGCAAATTGCTTGGTTATTATGGGGCTGAAGTTCCTAAGTGGCTACAGTTACAAGAAGAGCTTGGCCCACAACTCATGGCCCAAATGTTTGGGCAGACCGGACAGTTCCTCGGTGGTGTTGGGGGTCAACCCGGACTAGAGGCGTTACAGCTTTCGACTAGTCAGCGGGCGGGCGAAACTCTGGGTCAGCTTCGTGCTGGGGAAATTGGACAAATGACCGGGCAGACTGGTCTTGCGCGAGGATTGGTGGAGGCGATGTCTCCAGAGCAAGCTGCCGTTGTTCAAGGATTTGCGTCTGAAGCAGAACGAGCTAGGGCATCAGCACAAGGCGTAACTCCAGAAGAGCGTCGGGGATACGAGCAACAAGCGCGAGAGACGTTCCAAGCATCTGGACGGCTTGGTGGCAACTTAGGCATCGTCAGCGAAGCAATGGGGCGTGAGGACGTTATGGCTCGTAAACGCGCTGAAGCTGCTCAAGCAGGTGGACGATCATACGATGCAGCACAGAAATTTTATACTGCGCCCGGATTGAGCTTGCTGGGGCAATCACCACTTTCGTATGAGGCAGGGCGATCAACGCTTGGGATGGCACTTACGGGAGGCCCAGCGTCTTCTGGACAATTCGACTATAACGCCCCACTTGGGTTTGCTGGACAACGGGCTTCCGCGATGGATGCTTATAATATGGCCAAGTTCCAAGCGGACCAACAACGCAAAGCGCAAACAATGGGGCTTATCACCAAGGGGATCGGTCTTGCTGCCGCCCCATTCACTGGCGGATTATCGGCGGGACTTGGGCTTTCTGGACTTGCTGGAGGAGCGGCTGGCGCGACGGGACTCAGCGGAATGGGTCTCTCAGCGGGCATGGGGTTAAGCGGCCTGTTTGGAGGAATCCCCAAGGCCACTCCAGTTTACTAACTTTATATAATTAAAATCATGGCACTTACGGGCGGAAATATCGGATTTACTGGGTATCAGCAACCAAATTACGCTGGTGCTGTAGAAGCGGCTGGTTTGCCGATGCAGGCTATTGGACAAGCCGTGGGTCAAGCTGCTGACTACTTCAAGAAGCAAAAAGAAAGTAAGAACATGGCAACGATGGGGATCAAGATCGCGGAAGCGGCAAAGATCATGGACCCTTCTCAAGTATCTTACTATGACAATTTGATTTCCAGCCTCAAGGACGAGAATACTCCTGTTGATGTTCGCGGTCAGCTTGGAGCTAGCATTCAAGACTTGCTCAAGCAAAATACAAATATGCGGGCGGTGGCGGTTCAAGAAGGACAACTTGGAAGGATGCCAAGCTACTTTGGTGGGGGCTATGGTGGAGGTCAAGGGGCGAGAGGGACCGCGCAATATTCAGAGCGACCAGTGCCTCTCCCAACAGGCAAATACCCTCCTGCTTCTGTCCCCGGACCTGCTGGCGCGGACCTGATGAACTTGAATAGCCTGATGGAGCGAGCGCAAAAAATTGCTCTTCCCGCAGATAAGGTGAATCCAGTCGTCAGCGGAATCCAGAACGCCATTATCAGTGGTTCCCCAGAAATGGGAGAAACTGTAAAGCGTTACAGCAGCCAGTTGGCAGAGGCAATTGCTGACGCAGAAGAAGGATTTGAACCAGTAAAAGACAAAAGCGGCCAAGCATTGGTCCAAATTTCTGAAGACGAGGCAGGAAACATTACTAGATACACCAAGACAAAGGGTGGACGTTTGATAGGCGAAGGTGGAGAGGT